GTGTTCAGCCACGCGGTCTTCCATGGTGTATTTCCAACCGAAGCCGACTTTACGGTCTTTCGGTTTGGATCAAATAAAAAACCCCGCACCAATCGCAAACACCCCAACGAGAATGGGTGTGTCCATGATTGATGCGGGGTCCAGTAGTAGCCGTCCTGATAGCGATACCGCTATTCAGGATTTATTTTTTCGGCGCCCAGATTGCCCGCTGAGCTATTATTCTATTTTATAACAAACCCTTTGCCGGTGT